ATCCTTGTAATCAATTTCTTTATTCATGCACTTTTTAGCAGCCTGCATAAAGTCATCAAATGTTCGGCATCTATATCCAGTCTTTTCATGAACATTGATCTCTGTAAACGCGCCCCAGTCAGTTGAGATAACAGGTGTACCACTAAGCATAGCTTCAACCTGAGTGCCGCAGAAAGGTTCTGCATACATGCTTGGGCAAATAAATCCCATAGCATTTTTCATAAGCTCTTTTCTTTGTTCTGTTTTAGCATAGCCGACATATTCTAGAAGGGGATCTTCATTTTTTGCTAAATGCTCAAACTTATCTCCCAGTTGACCAGCAATCTTTAGTTTGACTCCTAGTCTTTGGCACATATCAGTAGCAATATGAATCCCCTTGCCACTAAAGACTCTGCCTAGAAATAAAAAGTAATCTTCTTTCTTGTCGTTAAACTCAAAATCATCTAGATCAAAATAGTTCGGAATAACCCGATCATACCAGTTCATTTTAAGAGACCATCTAACTTGATCTAAACTAAAATAATTGTGCATGATCGCGTATGACTCAAATACTCTAAACTGAGCCCATCCTCCAGTTGAATAACCAATCCCTGGCTCTACAACGATTAGCTCGTCTTTAAGCTCATCACAAATCGGTCTAACACCAGTGCCCCAGAAAGGAAGAAGAAACTCATGCTTCCCTTTTCTTTTTCTGATTTCCTTTACAGCATTCTTGAAGAAGGTTTGATAGGCTTTGTCTTTTTGGTCAAATTGAAAAAACTTCTTCTTGTATTCAAATTCTCCATAAACCTCTTGCCATATCTCGTCAGACAAAACATTTACGTTTTCAGTGCATACAGGATCGCTACCCTCTGTCCCATAATGAATAACAGTGTGACCCCTTTCAGTCATCATCCTGCAAAACTTATACACTTTTTGTGTAAAGGCGCAAGCAACGTAATTCTTTGTTGTCTTAGTGTGAGGAACACCAAGCACGTGAAATGTAAACTTCATGTTTTTAGAATACTCGGCCATGACTGTCGCGTCGAAACGCGGGCATGCCTGATTTAGGATTTTTTACTTCCATGTATTTGCCACACGGACACTTGATGTCGTGGTAAGCGCCATCGTCACCGAACTTGATGCTTACCCCACTCTTTGATTCTTCGTGCGCTTTCTCGCACTTGCAAATGTAGTCTGCCATATTATCGTCCTTGCGAAGCGTAAGGCTTCTTGTAGTTCTTTGATGTCTTGCTTTTAGACTGCTTAGTCTTAGCGTGTACTCCCTTGCGTTTCACCTTGTTAGGTGCGTACACTTGAATGTTTTGTTTAGCCATATTGATTTAATTTGTACCCCCGCCAGGATTCGAACCTGGGACCCACAGCTTAGAAGGCTGTTGCTCTATCCAGCTGAGCTACGAGGGCATTTGATTAGCTCTCGTATTCGCCGTTCCACATCTCCTCCCAGAACTTATATCTTTCTTTGTCCTTGTCGGTGATGGTCATGTTCTTCCACCAGTACTGTTTACTTTGAGAATCGCTCTGCGAATCCTCCTGAGTAGTCTTTGTCTTCTTCGATTTGCCCATTTTCATTTAATTCTTTTACCATCTGCTCTAGCTTCTGTCGCTCGACGATCAGCTCTTTGCAGTCTATGGCGGTTTGTTTGATTGATTGTAGCTCTGCCTTCCTGGCAGAACCGTTTATTTCTGAGTCAACTGGTTTTTTGATCTCTTCGATCATGTTGTCGATGGCGATAGCCATGGAGTCCATGAGTCTTTGAGAAGCATCAACTGTCTTGAATTTCGTAGAGGAGCTGCGAGATCGCGATCCTGTAGTAGTCTTTGCCATCAATTTCAACTTTATAGTCACGGTTCTTCTTGAATCCAACAACAGCCCCTGCCTTGAGGTCCAGCTCAGGCACATCAAAAGCCAGAATCCCTTTGGTTACTTCAGTGTCTTTCAGCTTTACAACTTCAATCAGATCACTTACAGTCTGTTCATCTTGATCCATGTGTTCTATAAGAGCCCAACCAGCGAGGGTATATATGTGTCCACTTTTTTCACTCTTATACGCAAAGGCTTGATTGTTGGTTACTACGTCTGGGTCATAATCCACCATGTAGACATCGTCGGTCCCAGGC